AGGGTTTCAGGCATTTATTTCATCCAAGCTTTCAATCATTGTCTCGATTTCACCGATAAGTGAATTTAAGTTTTCCTCTGCTTCCCTTTGCGATACAGACGTATCATTGAATAATGTCTGTATAGCCACTAAAGCTTTTTCATAAAGATCTTCATTCATGATTCCCCCTTTCCGAGGGAGGGTTACGGGTTCCCCCGGCCCCGTTTGAAGAAAAAAGTTTCAGTTTGAGATATAGGGAGTTTGCCCCGAATCTCCTTTTTGGTTGGGGCTAAATCCGATTTGATGGCAAGCGGTCTGATGATATAGACTCTGCCCTTACCAATTCTGCAATTTAGCCCCTTGCCACCACCCTACAACTTCCCCTCCGCGTCCACCACTTAGGTGCAGTAGCAATTATGGTGCTGGCATTGCATGAGGGAACGGAATCGCCGCCCGGAACTTTTTTCCCACCTGTACCCTACCAACAGGCTATCCGCTATTCAATGGTGCCAGCATAATCAAAGAACTAAAACAAATCTCTCTCCTCACCAGTCACTACCCGGTAAGCTATCTCAAAAGTTTCCTTTGGGGACCAACTTATATAGCCATCAGGATAAGTTACCTGATAGCCTTCTCGTGTCTCTCGATTGGTTGTATCTTCCCCTTTGACGCGACGCAAAAAAGTGCATTCATCACAAGGGAAGGCTCTGATCAATTTTGCTCCGATGTATAATAATTCCTCTGGCATAAAACCTCCCATTAAGATTAATGTTCTAGCCCTAGCCTTCTCTATCTTCTATCCTTTAGCAAATTCCTCTCCATGAGTAGGTTGTTGTGGATATAAGAATAGAGTCTCATCCGGTTCATCGACCAAAGCGAGTGAATCAGATGAGAGAAAACGCTTAAAAGCATTGTATAGACCTTTACGTGTAGGTGACATTAAGATGATTGGCCCTGAACGGGTTAGGAGTTCTATTTCGTGCATGGTTAGTCCTTCGGTGGTCTTTTGGTCTTATCGCAAACGTAGCGTTCACGGGCTACTATGGTTTTGTATTTTTTACGAGAAGTTTTAGGAGAAGTTATATTTTGGTAGCCTTTCGCCACTGTTTTCCGAAAATAGACTTTTTTTACAATATCGCCTCTCCACTCCCAGGCATATGATTCAGCACCTTTTTTTGAAAGAGTAACGTGGAATCCAGTCTGATAATCAAAATCGGATGGGGAATAATTAAGTATTTGATATTCATTCGGATCTTCTTGCCACTTATCAAATTCTACAAGAAAAGGTGACCGCATATGGGCAGCATGGCTATATCGAGCACATATTTCCCCTGTTTCAGTTCTAAAACATTGCCACCCCCAATTTTGCTTAACTTCAAAATCTGCTAATTTGTCTAAGCACATGATTCCCTCCTACGGTGTGCAATACACAAGGTTGATGAAAAAGGCTAAACCCACCAAGAGGAAAAAAGTGATTCCTGTTGCGAATGCTGTTAGGGTGCCTGTGGTTCTCATAATTCCCTCTTCTCTACTTATTCATCTTGTCTTCTATGCGCCAAAGGCTAGCGACCATATCCTGAAAGATATCCCGGATGTCTATCAAGACTTCTAATAATAATCTTTTTTCACTTCTATCTTTGTTAATTGATTTGATGCTTTTCCTGAGGTCTGCTAAAATTTGAACATTTGTTCTCATGATTCCCTCCTCTTAAACTTACATTCATTACCCTGCTTCTCCTGCTCTTCAATGATTTGCCCGACTTGATCGCCAGTTTTGCCAGTGATTTCGATTTCTCCTATTTTGTGAAATGCTTCATACGGCGGTTCTTCCGAATCCCAATCAATGAGATGGTCTTCGTAGATTTCGAGGAAGTAATGGGGGTGCATGTTGAACCTTTTTTCAAGCTGGATATAAGGGTACTAAAGTCTTTCGGGAAAGTCAAGCTTTTTCTTACGTTTGATGTAAGAAAAATTATTTGAGGGCTTTGTGGAGGGCTTTTAAGATATCTGCCTCTTTTTCATCAGAGGCAAATAAAAGGGAATGTTTAACATGAAATATTTCACAGCATTTTTCTATAAACTCTTTACTGTAACTATTTTCACCGGCTTCAATCCGGCTGATAGTGGCATGACTCAGGCCAACTAGCTCACCTAGTTTTTCCTGAGACATTTTCTTTCCGCTATCATTTTTTTTCCGCAAAATTCGAATCATATATCCAGGCGGTTTTAATTGTTCTAATGGTTTAGTTTTAGGCATAAAAAAATCCTTGACTTTTTGTGCGTAAAGCGTACAATAAGCTCACTATGGATTTACACCCATTCAAGGAATACCGACAAAAGAACAATCTTACGCAAGCTGATTTAGGAAATATTCTCAATACATCCCATGCTTCGGTTTCACGAATAGAGGCGGGAAAGCAAGAGGTTACTCTTGAACTTGCCATGAAGTGTGAAGAGCTGCTTGGCATTTCCCGCCTGTCAATTCTTTATCCTAACCCCCCAATCAAATCAAAAACACATACCACATTGATTGATAAAATCAAGAACTTTTTGGGGGTAAAACTACCTAACCCTAAGTAGGTAGAAATACTTATACAACAAGATAAAAAAAATATGCTGGAGCTACTTTATCCTAAAACTAGTTAACGGAGATGAAAACTTTAAATATGTTGCTTTCATGGCCTAACGAATCTTCTATTTGAAATTCTTCTCTATAACCCCCAATAGGGCCAGTGATTTCAAGTGGATCAATATTACAAAAAGTCATTTCCGCAGAAGATTGAGAGGGAAACAAAAATATAACAGGCCCAGAATAAATATCTTGGCTATCGGATGGATAATATTCAGTAACTAAAAGCGTTTCCATATCTAAATCAGGATCGGAGGCATAAACACAAAAATATGCAAGTTCACCAATATTGAAGGAATATTCTTCAAACCAATATTCATCATAGATTGTAACATCAATAATTTTAGGTGCAGTTTGTGGGGGACTTTGTGGGGGACTTTGTGGGGGGCTTTGTGGGGAGCTTCCTCCATCTCCACCTCCGCCACAACCATTAATAAAGAGGAAAATGATAGAAATTAATAATAGCTTTTTCATTAAAAGCCTCCATTTAAAGGTGAATGATTGATAAACATTACCTTATGTCCCACACAAGGAACTGGCACGGTACACATAACCGCCCGAACCTTACGGTTATCGGATTCCTTGTGTGAGACTTAATAATAGGTGCAAGGCAACCAATTTCTTGGCTGGAGATAGCGTTATGACAACCCTCGCCTTGCACCTGAATCAGGGTATGGAACCGTCCAGTTTCCTGGTAAGGAATAGTGAGTATGGCTCCCACTACCGGCCCCATACCCCTTAATTGCATTAGATAGCACATTTCTCGATAAAGGAAAAAACTTTTTTTAGGAGACCAGCATGCCCCGAGACAACGGTAAAGAAGGTTTCACCGTCCATGCCGATGCTTGGCTTGTTACTGTCATTGACAGGGAAGCTGCCAGGCTCGACCTTAATCGCTCTCAATTCTGTGTCCGGGCTATCAAAAAGTATATTGGATATCATCATGCCGATAGCGTTTGTAAATCATTATCCAAAAAATATGAAAGCAAGTCAAAATAGAAACTATTTTTAAAAAATAGTTCACAATAGTTAGGTGATTTCAGGAAGTTATGACCATCAAATCTTATCCCAAAAGCAACAAAGTCATAATTTTACATGAATATTTTGCTCAATGCCCTAACTGTGGAGAGACAGATTGGCAAATTTTATTGGATAAACCAGATTTTGAGTTCACAACAATTGTCGCCTTCCGATGTTCTGAATGTAACTACGAGGTACTCATCAATATAACAGAACGTAAACTTGACTGATTCCCTATGACCATCCTCCATCATATCAGTACCGGCAGAGGCGCAAAATGTCTCATCAAATGCGATGCCTGCGGGGCCACCTACGAGCGCCTTTGCTCCATTGCCAAACAATCCAAGCTACATTTCTGTGATATGCGGTGCAAATCAAAATATGGATGGATAAGGGGCTATACTGACCATGAATACCGGAAAGACAGAACAGCAGAGCGCAAGGATGCCAAGAACAAAAAGAAGGATGAGGTCAAGAAGCGATGTATGGCATGTGGCCACATTTACTATGGGCCTCCGGGTGCCTTTCCTAAAGACAGAGACCCTGAGAAGCCTGAGCCCGGACTATGTCCTGTTTGTTCACAAAGAATCCCTTATGATGAAGGGGAGACCGCGGGGGTGGTGATGATATGACAAAATATCAATTCGTCAACTGGTTTCCTGAATGGCGAGGTTTTGGTTTTGGTAAAGTGATGTTTGGATTAGCTTTAATCTATGATTGGATTTTATATCTAGGCTTTTGGGAAATCAGAAAATGGCATGATCTTAAACCGGGAGATATTGAGAGGTATAATAAGGAGACTAAATAATGCCTGAATCCCAACAAAAAGAATCCCAAAACCGCATTAATTCAATCATCGCGCTGATGAGGGAAGAAGCCAAGACTGTGCTGCCGGGTAAAAAGCTTAGTGAAAAAACACGGCTCTATCATGTACTGACAAACGTAAATGTGCAGATAACGAAAATTATGAGGACGCTGGAATGACCCGCAAATCTAAACGCCCTAAAATTATCACTCTCTGTGGTTCATCTCGCTTCGTTGATATTATGGCTGTCATAGCATGGCAGCTAGAACGAGATGAACATGTTATCACGATGAGTCTTCATTTGCTCCCTCAATGGTATGCTAAGGACATCCCTAACCATTTAGCAGAACATGAGGGGGTCGCCGATGCTATGGATGAGCTTCATTTACGCAAGATTGACATATCAGATGAAATTTTTGTGGTGAATTATGAAGACTATATCGGAAATAGCACAAAGAAAGAAATTAAATATGCCAAAAAACAGGGGAAACTAATTAGATACTTGGAGCCTAAATGACCCACATGACCGAAGAAGACCATCTGATTATCCAACAGCGCATGAACCCTGCCCCGAATACTCGTGGTGACGACCACCCAGATCCCGGACCCGAGAGCAATCTTGTAAAGAAAATCCGTAAATCGATTAAAGCCAATGGCTTTATAGGCTTCTGTGCGCCGGAACATCCTATGATTAGAAAAATTCTTCCCCGGGGGTGGCCTGATTGAGTAATTGCAATATGGAAGGGCCGGGTGCTCTGGATAGAAACGAAAAGCGCAAAAGGGGAGTTAAGGGAAAAGCAGATATTGACCAGAAATATCCTTGTGCACTTAGGACATGAGTATCATAAAATCAAGAGTTATGTGGCGTATAATAGGATTGTGAATGGAGCGACCAGATGAAATCAAACCCGACTACTGGTGCCCGGTCTGTGACAGCTATCCTATGAGGCCTTCGCACCATGATGGAGAGTATTTCTATTATGTGTGTAAAGAAGAGTGCACAGGGAAGCGAGGCTTTCTTATGACTCGGTTTAATAAATTTAAGGATGTAATGAGGCCGAAAGAAAGGCCTGTTTAATTGATAGCTCTTTGACATTCAAATCGGCAAATAAAATCCCTGTTATGGTAGAGATTTAACAGGGTGGGGTTAAGACAAAAAAATCCCCCGATCTTACCTTTACTGAAGAGTAGGTCCATGACCTATTCTTAAGGTCGGGGGGTAGGGGTTACTTTGTGGCTTTGGCTAGGGCTTGTTTGAGGTCTTTAACGAATTTGCCTGTAACATGGATTTCAAGTATTTCATCATTGACATACACTTCACCCTCATCGCCACCAACCGCATAATCTATATATTGGCATAAATCAACCAATTCCTCATGGCAGTTGCAGGCTTTGACGATGAATTGGCCGTCTTCTTCGCCCATTTCCATAAAACATATATCCTCATCTAATTCTTGCTCAATTTTCATAAGGAGTAATTCAGGATTTTGAGCGTGTACCCAACATAAAACTATTTCATCATCGTTATTCATCAAAGCATGATAAGTCCCCGGTCCATTATCTGCTTTTTGCCATTTCCAGGGTAATGCTGTATGTTTCATCTCTCGCCCTCCTTTCCCTGCACAAAGGCACGCAGGATCTTAATGATTAGTGCTGACACTCCGGTATGCTCGTCAATGGCAAGTTTTCTGAGCTTATCCCAGAGTTCCTGAGGTACGTTTTTGATGGTTTTGTTTTTGTAGTTCATGTGGGCTCCTTTCTAATGGTTAAAGTTTAGAAACGTGTTCTATGTATTCTTTGCTGCTCATACTATAGATATTAGGCTTATGATATAACAACATTCTAATAGTGGCCTCTTTTGGGGTGTCATAGTATTGTCCTACTTGGCCTATTGGTTTTCCTTGATTGTTTAACCTGTTATCCATGATGAAATACTTACCGTTCAAACTTGATCTGTTTACTGTAAACATCTTGTCCCCCTATGTTTAGGTTAACACTCACTCGCCCCTACCTACGGGATACGGGAGATAGAGGCTGGTGAGGGTTAATCATCCTGGTACTTTGGCTAGTTTGGCTGTCCATAATGCACGACTATCAAATTGTGTATAATCAGCAACTATAGCTTCACACATACGAACAGCCCAGTCAGCGGAACCTGCTTGGACGTAACCTGCTTCCATTCTTTTTCGGAAGCCTTCCAGTTTTTGAAGGATTGCCAATCCAATTACATCATTTTGTGTTTGTCTCATCGTTCATCCTCCCTGTTAATGGTTTAAGGTTTTGGGTGTGATACAAACTACTTTACCAGTTGCATAATCACCTGAGTTAAAGAACTTGCTGCCTTGGTAGTCAACTGTATCAAGTATGTCAATGTTAGGCTCTTGGTTGGCTTCTGTTTCCTGGTCCTGCTCTATCTGCTCCACAAAGGACTGTATTTCCTTTAGATAGAGCAGGATCGCCCGGGCCTTAGAAAAACCAAAAGTGAATTTGCGCCTTTCTGTGATAGGAACACTAATGACAGGGTATCCTTTGTAAATTGATGTTACTGCATCCATATTATCCTCCGTGTTAAGGTTTAACTCCTTGCCTAAGCCCTCCAGGGAGGGCAGAGGTAAAGGGTTAAACTAGTTTACCGGCATTTTGAATTGTTGCTGACATTCTCTCTATGATAGCTGCTCTGTATGCCTTATATGCTTCAAGCGTTACAAAGCGAGTGCCACCATGACCCTTGTATTCCTCTGAGAACATAACGGTTGCTAAAGCTTTCATTTCTCGGCCATCCTCAAAGTCAATATCGTAAAATTCGCCCCATCGGTCACGATAGGCTCTCTTGATAGTGCCAAAACCTTCATCGTTTGCCATGTCTCCACCATAATAAATTCTTGTTCCTGCTGGTAATGTTTTCATCTTGCTATCCTCCATTAAGGTTAGTGGTTGACTCTGATTATATGTTCTGAAGCCCATCCTGCTATTGATGGGGAAATGCCTGTTACTGGATCTGTTTTAGGTAGTGGATACCAAGTATAACGCCAGCCAGGAATGGTTCCTGCACGTCTTATATATGGTTCATATTTTTGCAATCTGGCTGTTGCCCATTTTCTTTGATTCCAGATTTGAACTATTTGATCTACTTTATAAAGCATGTGATATATCCTTTTATTGTTTGACAAGATTATAAATCGGATAAATCATGCTTGTCAAGTCCAGAATAACCCTAAATTTGCCGAGATTCAGTGATTAGAGGTCAAAAACATATCAATATCAATTAAGTTTATAGTTGTTCGGACTTAATCAGAGCTAATCGTGGTTTTATGATGAGAGGAGAAAGAAAAATGAAAAAAAAGATAGGCGTAGTCCATGCTATTGCATGGTGTGAAACTTGCGGTAAGGAATTTACCTATTACAAAAATGCACAAGCTCTTGGGGCGCAACATGCCAAGAAATATGGGCATCTTGTAAGAGGGGAAGTTGGTTTATCTTTTGAGTATGATGCCACAAAATAAATAAGGAGAAATAATGCCAGCAGGAAGGATACTACTCAAGAGCATATCAGAGAGTAAGAAATTATCTGAATTAGATACTGACGGTGCTAGGCTGTTGTTCACTTGGCTGATACCTCACGTTGATGTAAATGGATGTTTTAGCGGAGATCCGGAGGTAATAAAAGGCCAGATATTTACACGCCTCAATAAATCGGTAGAAGAAATAGAAGATTACCTAGTTGACCTTCAACAAAGAAAACTAATTGTACGTTATGAGACTAATGGTGATGTATTTCTCTATATGCCAAGTTTTGTTGATAAGCAGCCCCAGCTTAATCCAGAGCGTGAAGGCAAGCCAAGAATACCAACACCTACTCCTGAGCAACTCAAGAGTAAATCCAGACCTACTCTTGACCAATTCCAGACCAACTCCAACACAAGTAAAGTAAAGGAAAGTAAAGTAAATATATATAGTCCATTTTTAACCTTTTGGGATTTATGGCCTAACAAGGTTGGTCGCAAGCAGGCAGAAAAGGCATGGAGTAAATTAAAGCTATCAGATGAGTTATTGGATGAAATCACAAGAGGATTAGCTAAACAACTCAAAGAACATCGGATGAGAACAGATAATGGAGTATGGTGTCCTGATTGGCCTAATCCTGCTACTTGGATTAACGGCGAGCGATGGAAGGATGAAGTAGAAGATATACAAGACTCTGGGATACACCTAGGCATAGAACACGATAACACGGCTGTTGATGAAGCGCGAGAGCAATTAGCAAAGATCAGCCCAGAGCAATATGAGAAGAACAGGGCAAAGCTCCGTGAATTAGCTGGGGGAGCAACTAAGAAGATATGACCCAAGAACAACCATTAGTATCCATAGGAGAGATAGCAAAACATCTTAGCTGCTCAAAAGATACAGCTAGAAAGGTGCTTAAAACTTATAAAGTGCCTAGCTTTTTAATTGGTCGGTGTGTGGCTGTTTATCCATCTAGTCTTAAAACATGCTTAGAGCGGTTCAATGATATACTAAATAGGTCTGACAGCATACTAAACAGGTCTGAGAGCAAGGGTTCAGCAACTTGACAACTGATTATTGAGTAATTTACCCTATTAATAACTCTTTACCTCCAAGCCCAAGGTACCTAACACGGCCTTGGGCACACCTAATGGCAAAGATAGATTTCAAGGAAGTAGTTAAGAAAGCTACGGATGAGTTTCTTGATAAAAACATGGTTGATAAACGCAAAATACGCAAAGCGAAGAAAATTGATAGGGAAAAAGTGGAGCAATTAGCAGGACAAGGTTTATGTGCATCAGATATTGCCAAACATCAGGATGTAGTGCCATCTACCATTACAAGATACTTAGATAAAATAGATAAGAAAAACGAACAGTTAAAGCGATACAAAGATAACCAATTGCAGGTAGTTTATCATAGACAACTCAAGAAGGATTATGTGGCAGATATTATAGTTGATAGTTGGATAGAAGAGGGAGGTGAATCTATTAAAGCAAAGTCCGATTCAACTAAAAAAGAGATATTACATACCTTGCAAGGTGGTACGCGTTATGATTTTGAGCAACAACGACTGTTAGAGGATAAATCAACAACTAATGTATCATATCCAGCTATGGAAGCAGGCTTCAAAGACCTTGAAAGGCAGAGGCAAGTAGAGATTACCAAGCTGGGCTATGACCCTGCTGATGTGGTTGAGGGTGAGGTTATAGAGGATGATCTACCACAAGATGTAGTGGTTGACCCTGATTTAGATGTGATTGAGTCTGATAATAATGGGTAGATAATAGGATTATGTGAGTGATATCCATAGGTTAAGGTGATAATGGTAGAGTCTGATAATAATCATTATCAGACGCAGAGGCCGCGGTAGGCGGGGATGATGGGGGAGATCGGATTATCCGGCTTCGCGAGGCCCAGGGTAGTCACCCCCTCCCCCCGTCTTAATATATGATATGTGTACCACCTCTGTATACGGCAAAAACAAAAGGAGTAAGCTATGTACACTGAGAAAGGAAAAGAAAATTATATTGAACGCCAGATAAGGGCAGCTATAAGCGTTGCCATCAAAGATGAGTGCGATAAGGTTATCGAAGAGTCTAAGGCAACCCTAGAACGCCGGCTCAAAGAGGTGTTAGCGAAAGCTGCTGTTGACATTACAAGTTATTTAGAGTTTGAAACGCACAATAATAGGCTCATCATCACCTTAAAGATTTAAAAAGGACTCTATGACCCTCCGCCACCTATACCATCGCATTATGGGCCACATCAGGCCGTTTGATACCAAAGATGCGGTACTTACGGTCACATGGCGAGATAACTCTATTTATCCCTTTTTAATGCCAGGTATCCGTAAGTTCCTTGAATCTAATGGCTGTAGGTATCAAAACAATTTTCCGAATGCCCTATGTTGTTTTGCAGCCAATAAAATCGAAATTGATCGAGAAGGCATATTGGCCTTGGCAAGCAAAGACTATTATAAATCGATAACTAACTATCTATGTTATCTAATAAAGCAGGTGAAATATACTTAACTACACCGATAAAAGTATAGAGGAAGAGGCATATAAAGCTTATGTACCAAGTGCAAAGGCAGTAGTAGCCTTAGAACTTATCAAAGAGTTAGAAAGTTGGCATTACTGGGAAGCTTTTAAAAAACAATTACTATCCTTTCTGCTTAAAAAGGAGACCTAATGCCTAAACACACCTCATCACCAGAGCGCATAATGTTGACCACTGTAACAGAAGTAATAGGTACTGCTCAGGGTTGTAGATATGTCGGTACTTGTCCCCTTATGAATAAACTACTCAAAATCAAGAAAAGCCTTCAAACCGAAGTCAAGAACTTAGGTGAAAATGATAGAGAGGTAAAAATATGAGCAAACGGTTAATCTGTAAATATTGTGGAGATCCGATATTAGATTTCCAAAAAAAGACTATGCGTGATGGTATGCACAAGGGATGTGCTGAATTGAAGAAAGCAAATGATAGAAATCAAAGACCCTAACAAAGAAATCCGCAAAACCATCATTGAGAAGGTAAAACGTCATGAAACATGGCGTTCTAAGCCTTACCGCTGTTCTGCTGGTAAGCTGACCATCGGTTGGGGTACAATGATTGAGGAAATCAGCAAATCAGAAGGTGAACTGTTTCTCCTATCCCGGCTTAACGATATCTTTGAATATGCCCTTCCCCAGTTATCTGAATACAAAACCCTCAACATTGCACGTAAACTTGTTTACCTTGACATGCTCTACAACCTTGGTTTTACGGGCTTTATGGGCTTCAAGAAGATGCGGAACCGTATTCAGGCCGGCAACTGGCATGGGGCAGCCAATGAGATTGAGAATAGTAAATATTATAAGCAAGTAGGTTTACGGGGAAAGGAGAATGCTGACATGATGAGGTTTGGGAGATGAAACCAGTACCGGGAGGATTATAATGAAACCAACATTTATTGAATTTGATCCGGGATCATGAAAGGCGCTTCATTAAGTGTGTGAAATTATTACAATATGCTATGTAAAGTGCACAAAAGGCGCTTTAAGCCATAACCAACATGCCACCAGTCCAGCGTGAGGTCATGGGTGATTCGCACCGGGCAACTGGCGGCATTAACATACCCCCCAGGGTTTCGACCTTGGGGCGCGGGGTCGCTGCTTTTCTCAGTGGCGGTTACGCTGGGCGACCCCTGCTAAACAATAATAGGAGTTATTATGAAATCAACACTGCAAGCTGCTGGCATTATAACTGCCGTTTTCATGTTAATTGCTCTAGGCATATTATGTCAGGGGTGTAACTTAGAAACTGAACTAACAGAGGATTGTGGAACAATTGAACTTGTGGAGCCCGAGGTTTGCTATTGTCCTCCCCAAGACATCGTGGAATGGTTTTATATTCCTGGTGTTGGCTTTATACCATATCAAACCGACAAGGGCTCTTATAATGAAGTTCATCACTCTGTTGATTTGTTTAAGCTGGGTATGGGTTGTGGATTACCGTTGAAGAGTATAATAAGTTGACGGATGAAATAAATGAAGAAACCACTAAACAAATGGAGGGAAGCATATAATGAGAACATATCCAACTGGATGGTTAAGACTCTTTATCCTGGGGCTGATTCTCGTGTTCCTTGGTGGCTGTGCAAGCATTCCAGTGAAGCTACCTCCCCAAGAGATTAATCTGAATATCAAGGTCGTAGATGCTATTCAAGTTAAAGAAGAGGGCGATGTTGTAGCCAAAAGCATGATTATTCCTAACGAAGAAGGCTCCCTTTCGCATATGTCCTTTACTATTAAGGATGAAGCCTTCATTAAAATCTTTTCCGCATTAAGTGTTGGAGATGTGACGAATCTATGGAACGACATCTGTGTGCTTAGTAAGAGTACAACCATACGCATAATAAATCTGTTCATCAATTCCCCTGGTGGTGATGCTTTCTCTGGGCTCGCTCTTGCAGATCAGATTGAGAGGGCCAAGAATGAAGGCTTCCACGTTATAGCCCATGCCTCTGGCATTGTAGCGAGTGCTGCTGTACCTATCTTTGCAGTGTGCAATGAACGTCTGGCTGCACCGGGAACGATCTTTATGGTACATGAAACCTCAATATGGAAGTGGCCAGGGCGTGAGACAGCCTCGGATATTCGTTCGCAGAATGAATTAATGGATCTTCTCCGAGAACGGTATATCGAAAAACTGGCAAGATACAGTAACCTTGATCCTAAAGACTGGGAAGAACTAGGGAGTAAAAACACTTGGTTCAGCGCGGAAAAGGCTAAGAGCTGGGGCATGGTGGATAAAATAGAATGAACCTACCATATGCGATATTTGTAGGCTTTTTGAAAGAAACATGGCCGTTGTGGGCTATCGCGGCTGTAGTAGCCTTAATTGCAATATTAATCTAAAACAAGGAGTATGAACATGGAATTAGATTGGGCAAGTGTTGTAAATGCAGCATTAATTATTGTAACCATGATTTTGGGAGCTGGATGGAAAGGTGCCAAGTCAAAGAGTAGGGAAACCGTTTCTTTGGTTAGCACTAAGGCAAATCAAGCTATTGATCTAGTAAATACTCTCATGGATGTAATTGAAGATAACAACATCAGTCCCGAAGAGGAGCAAAAAGTTGTAGGGAAGTATAGACTTTTAGTTCCCAAAAAGGAAATATGATGGAAGAGAAAGAAGCGAAACTAGCAGCCCTACCAGCAGCCGGATGGGTAGCAATAAGTGTTCTCATCAAGGAGTTTTTTGCTTGGCTGAAAAGCCGTAAGAAACCTAAGAAGGAGGAGGAGAAATGAAAAATATGATTTTGGGCTTCTTATCTGAAGCCACGAGAAGATGCAACAATAGTCATGTGTTGCTGAGATCATTTGGAGTTTATGGGCGGGATAGTTTCACTGTTTTCTTTTGGCGATTCTATCGAAGGCTAGAAATGAAAAGACTTAGCATTATCCTAGTTTTACTGGCATTTGCCTTGACATTAGGTTGTGCTTCTATGGGCATGCAGTTCAAGGCACCTGACCTTGGCAAAGCAATCACAGGCTCAGGCCCTCGCTTGGTCGGGTTCTTTGTGGGTAAGGAAAATCCTGAACTTGCAGACAAGATCATTAAATACTGTGATTTATTAGCTGGTAAAGATGAACCTGTGGACTTCAAAGCCAAACTGGATGAAGGCATAGACTGGCTTTTAAATCAGTATCTTGATGAACCTTATATTGTCATGGAGCTTGAGAACCTTTTGCCAGACATCGAAATCCAGACCACAGAGATACCCACCCCGGCCTGGATGGATAAAGTGAAGCCGATGATAGAGAATTTTAAGATAGGCGTTAACTTTGGGTCTGCTTCTGTGACTACTTCAGACCAAGGCTTTATCCAACGCTATTGCGAAATCTACGAGGCCAATTATCTCAAGTTTCTTCTTAGTAGGGGATTCCCGAACGATATCATAATTAAATTAGAGGAATAACTATTGGGCTTAAAAGAACTCAAAGAAATTGAAATAAAGAAGCTTGAAATGCTCAAACAGATGAATGAGTATCGGGCGAATAATAAGATTGAGTTCTTTTGTCATCCCAATAAACCAAGACCTAACCCAATTCAAAAGGAACTCTTGGATGCGTGGGAACAATTTCAATATAAAACCTTTACGATTACAGGTGGAAACCGGATAGGCAAAACATCGATTCTTTCTATTATTGCTTTTTCTGTTATGTTTGGCGAATTTCCTTGGAATCATGAAAAAATTCATTTTCCGCACAGTGAACCAAGAAAGATACGATATGTCGGACAGGATTGGCACAATCAGATAAAAGCTGTCGTGATTCCAGAATTAAAGAAATGGTGGCCGATGAGTAGTTCCTTTTACAAACCACCGAAATTATCAGGAAACGGAATTATTCCCGATACTACCTGGCTGGATGTAAAAACTGGAAGTACCCTTGAGATAATGAGCAATAAGCAGGAACCGGCTGTATTTGAGGGATGGAGTGGTGATTTGCTTATCTATGATGAACCTCCGCGAAGAGAGATATATATTGCCAATGCCCGAGGTCTTGTAGATAGGCAGGGTAGAGAGCTTTTTGGCTGTACCTTGCTCAAAGAAGCTTGGATACACAGAGACGTTATAAATAAAAAAAATGAGGATGGCACACCTGATAGGAGCGTCTTTAGCGTAGATGGCGATATTTACGTTAATGTCGGGTATGGCATCACAGAAGAAGGCGTAGACGATTTTAAAAACAAACTGAATGCAGATGAGACCGATGCCCGAATTAAGGGTATACCTGGTTATATGAGCGGACTTGTCTTGCCAACTTATAGCAGGAAACTACATCTCAAAACTCGCTTTCAGGTGCCTCTTGACTGGATTGTGGATATAGCGATTGATGTGCATCCCAGAGAGAATCAGGCCATTCTTTTTCTGGCTACTGCCCCCGATAATAGGCGATATCTTGTAAACGAGATATGGGAGCATGGGGACGGAACCTGGATTGGGGAACAGATTGTCAGATGTATTTCACAAAATGCCTACCGGATGGGAACGATAATCTGTGATCCACTTGCAAAAGGCGACAGAAACGAAGAGAATACCACATTCGACAAGATAGAGCGTGTTTTGATGAGGCATGGATATATCCTTGAGACAGCAAGCAAGGATAAGGCCTCTGGCATACTTGAGATCAAGAATCACCTTATCGGACCGAACAAGGAGCCCTCTTTGTTCTTTTTTGATGATCTCAAAAGAACGATTTATGAGATTGAGGGTTGGATGTATGATGAGGATACGCAAAAGCCACAGGACAAGGATGATCATTTCATGGAAAATCTTTATCGCCTACTTCTTTTGAACACGCAATATACAGAACCAGAAGAAGATGGTTATGAAGAATCTTCTTATGCAATGGGAGGCAGAGATGCGCAGACCGGTTACTAATAAAAAGTATGGCGAAAACCTTATAAAACTAGAAGAAGGTTATTATAGCCTTTCAGATATAAAAGATATTCTTTTAAAATTGAAGTTAGCCAATAAAGAACGAAAAAGAATGTTAGAGAAATCAATGAAAAAAACAAATGGAAAATCAGATGCCAGATGATATTAAAACCAAACTCGATATTTTCTTAGCTTCCAACAACATAGCGGAAACCCTGGATGAAGAGATCTTGAACAAAATAGGCTCTAAAGTCGTGGAGGATTACGAGAAGGATGAGACAAGCCGGGAAGAATGGAAAGAACGAAATATAGAGATCATAAAACTCGCCAATCAGACCCTTGAGCAGAAAAATGAGCCGTTTGATAATGCGGCGAACATAAAGTATCCCCTTCTGTCGATTGCAGCTATACAATTCTCCGCGCGCGCATATCCGGCCATAGTCAAAGGCAGAAACATAGTTAAGGGCAAAGTTACCGGCAAGGATGAGGGAGGCCAGAAAGCTGCCAGGTCGCAACGTATAAGTACCCATATGAATTATCAGCTTTTAGAAGAAATGGAAGAATGGGAAGATCAAATGGACAGGCTCCTGACAGTTCTTCCTATTGAGGGCTGTGAGTTCAAGAAAACATATTTTGATCCGGCGCTTGGTCGGAATGTATCAGAATTGGTGAGGCCTGATGATCTGGTCGTGAACTACAAGGCAAAAAGCCTAGAGCCAAGGGCAACACATAAGTTATTCCTGACAAAGAACGAGTATGTTGAAAGAGTAAGGGCAGGAATGTATTTGGACATTGAGAATCTTGATATACCTGCCGCAAGTGAGAATGAGCCCAATCCCGATGAAGATACTCCCCATCTTTTCCTTGAGCAACACAGATATTGGGATCTGGATGATGATGATTACAAGGAACCCTATATTTGCACTGTCCATAATGATACCAAAAAGGTTGTCCGGGTTCTTGCGCGATATGATAGCGATGGCATAAAGATCAACAGAAAAGGCAAGATATATAGGATAGGGCCAGTTCAATATTTCACAAAATATGCCATGATACCTGCCTTTGATGGTGGATTTTATGAGATGGGATTTGGATCCCTTGCAAGCCCGATAAACAAAACCATCAATACCACGATCAATCAGATGCTCGATGCAGGGACGATTGATAATTATGGCGGTGGATTTTTAGGGAAAGGCGTAAGTCTGGTTAAGGGTGGAGGCGGAGGTGTAGTAAAATTCAAACTAAATGAATGGATACACATAAACTATTCGGGCGATGACATAAGAAAATCTGTTTTGCCAAGACCCAGAATTGAACCCTCACAGGTTCTTTTTATGCTTCTGGGCATGATGACTGAAGCCGGGGAAAGACTTGTTAGCGTCACAGAATCTCTCGCTGGCGAAAATCCACCCAAAGGCACACCCGCGACAACGACCATCAATTTAATCAAGCAAGGCCTGAAAGTTTTCTCGGCCGTCTACAAACGAACTCATAGATCCTTAAAGAGTGAATTTAAGAAACTGTACCGGTTGAACAGAATTTTCCTCGATGATATTGCTTATTTCACGGTTTTGGATCAAACTAAAGCTATTGCAAAAAAGGATTATGAAGAGAAGGATTGTGATGTTCAGCCTGTGAGCAATCCCGAAGAAGTATCCGATGCTGAAAAAGCGATGAAAGCTGAGGCCTTAATGCAATTCTTAGGAAAGGGTGTGTATAACGATGAGGTCATCAAAAGACGTTTTCTTGAAGCCTTGGATATCTCTGATACTGAAGAATTGATGGAAGTGGGAGAAGCACCTCCGGACCCGAAGATAGTGCTCGAACAACAAAAGTTGCAGCTTGAGGGACAAAAATTCCAGCTCGATTTAGTGAAATCGCATTATGAGATGGTTAAACTCCAGGCAGATACGATCAAATCATTGGCAGAGGCAGAGGCGAAGGAAGCCGGACCCCAACTTGAGATTTACAAGGCTCAGATGACTGCTTTAACTACACAAATGAGCAATATGAATAAACCTACAGAGGAAGGAACAAAAAATGAGTAATTATAATGTAGATCGCGAAATTATACAGGATCTTATTGCATGGTTGCTCAGCCATGAAAGTGATATAGCATATGAGATAAACGATTTTGGAGACCTACAAACTATTTTTAAAGCATTGATTGGTAGAAAGGCAAAAAAGTGAAAATCACAAGATACGAAAAAATGGAAGGTGAAATTTTACCCCCCTGGTATTATGGGTTGGCTTATTATCAATGGGAAGCTGATATTGCAATATTTTATCCGATTCCATTGAATTATTTTGTGAAAATTGGGATTACAATTAATCATATTTGGAATAAATTTCGGTCTCGTCCAAGTTGGTTCGATAAGCAAATAATGAAAGCAAGAGGTGATATTACTAGATATTGGCTTGATAGAATAGAGCAAGAGAGAACTGAACAAGCAAAATATGAACACATTCGTTATGGTCCTATTTTTAAAAGAGAAGGAAACGGATTTATCTTTTCGCATATAGGAAGCATGACAGATAAAGAAGTTCAAGTATGTGATGAAGCTATAGCGTTTCTTAGTAAGAACCTTAATAATGCCTTTGAGAAAGGAAAACAAAATGAACGATCAACTAAAAGACAATGAGATATTCATGGAACAACCGGATTCTTGTAAAGTCTGTGGATGGAAGCCAATTGTGGCGAATAACGAGAATCAGGAAATTAGCATCAGCAATTCTTGGCTGGTTATGCCTATTCCCAATTCTCCCATATGGCTTTTTGTCTGCCCAAAGTGCAATGTGGTGATGACTAATAAGAATTGTGTTGAAAATGCAGAAAAACTACAGAAATTGAAGGAAACAAGATCCCCGATTCTTAAACCATCGGATGTCATTAAACCAGTCCCGACTCTCATATTACCAGGCAAAGGGCATATAGGAAGGAATTGAGAATGGCTGAAAAAGATATTATCGAACGCTTGGATAAAATCATTGAATTGCTTGAAATACGAAATTCTATTTCAACAGCTCAAACCCAATTAAAAAAGGGCACTATTTATTTTAATACGGATGAAGTGTTTAAACCAGCTACAGATAATACAGCGAACGATGAGAGAATATGTAACTGTGGCAATCACAAGCATGGTGAAGATACTGGTGCTTGGTGGTGTCCTATACATGGGCATATTTTTTAATGATGTAAGGAGCATAAATGGACAAAGAACACTTTCTCGGATGGCGCCAAGACCCTATGACGATAGAGGTCTTTAAGCGATTAGAAAAGAGAATCACGGAGATTGAGGAGGTGCTTGGCAGCGGGGGAACTCTCAATCATTCATCGGCGATAGAAACACTTGCGAACACTTCAGAACAGGTAGGGATAATTGCAGGTATAAGGGAAATCTTTGATCTGGTGATAGAATGATTGACCTAAACAGAATTTGTTATAACTGTAAAAAGACAATAGTGGTTGGTGCAGATTTGTATTATCAAATAGATATTTCTTTCAAAGGCTTTTATGGGCATAATATTTCGCGGGGCAAACTAGAAGAAAAACACGCCGCATTTTGCCAGAATTGCGGTAAGGGAGCCGAGAAACTGTTTGATAGAATTAAAATCCCTAAGAAATAATTTGACAAACGCTATTTAAATAATTTACCCTATATGGAATATCAGACAATACAAGTAATTAGAGCATTCATCAGATCGCTAAGACAGTTAGCGGCTCTGTTGGAAAAAGCTCTAAAAGGGGAGAAAGTATGAGATAGAGTAACTAACATTTTGTAAGATCCACCTAACCACGGAACTAGCCCTCGTTAGATTCATTTCTAACGGGGGCTTTTTTATTTTAACGAGAAAGAAGGAGATAGAGATGCAAAACGAGTCAGAGATAGATCCGATAGAATATAAGGTTTTGGTTCTACTGGATAAGGTTGAGGAAACGACAGAAGGGGGAATTTATTTCCCCGAACAAACCAGAGAGAGAGAAGAATGGGCTTCACAGAGAGGAACACTCATAGCACTTGGCGGAAACGCCTTTGACGATGTTAAGGAGCCCATACCCAAACCAGGAGATAGGGTATATGTCGCCAGATACGCAGGAAGCAATGTAGATGGCAAGGATGGAAAAACATACCAGCTCATGAACGACAAAGAGTTGAGTGCAATCATAAGGGAGGAATGAAAATGGCAACACCAGAGGAAGAGGCCGCTGCACAAGCAGCACTAGAAGGAAACCAAGACGAATCAACAGAAGAAGAAAAAGAAAGGGCAAAACTACAGGGTTGGGTTCCGAAAGATGAGTTCAGGGGAGATCCTGAACAATGGAAACCAGCAAAAGAATTTTTGAAATTCGGTGAGGATTTTCAGCCGATCTTGAAAGAGCGGCTGAAGGATTTGGAAACCAAGCTCATTGATATTACGAGCAAATTTGATGCACAGACAAAAGCCATAGAGAAATTTACAACGTATCACGAACAAACAGAAGACAGGGCTTACAAGAAAGCCATAAGAGATTTAAAGGCCTTGCAATTAGAGGCCGTTGAGCTGGGGGATAAAGACAAGTTTACTGAAATTGAGGGAGAGATTGATAAGTTAGAAGATATCCAAACGAAACCCCCAGAAAGCAAGACAAAAGAAGGGGAAGCTGCTGCATTAAAGGAGTTCACAGATTTTGTAAAGGATAACGACTGGTACGAAAACGATTTTGAAATGGCTACCTTTGCCGATTTTACGAGCAAGAAGGTTAGAAGAGATAATCCAACTTTAATCGGTAGAGCCTTCTTTGAGAAAGTAAAAGAAGCAGTGAAAGAGAAATTCCCTGAAAGATTTGGAAATCAAGATAGATATAAACCACCTGCCGTTGATGGCGGTGGTGGCGGGGGTGGACCTTCAGGGAAAAAGAAAACATATTCTGATTTACCAGCGGAGGCAAAGAAAGCCTGTGAGGATTTTATCAAAGAGATACCAGGCTTTACCAAAGAACAATATCTCAAAGATTATGAATGGGATTAAGGAGGAAGACTGATGGCAAGACCAAAGAGATCAGAAACAACCAAAGAAGCAAGAAAAGAGAGAGTACCATTGGGTAGGATGAGAAGGAAGTTGTCAATACCGGATGGCCTTATTCCAAAAAATAAGGTTGCCCGTTGGATTAATGATAAGACAGGCAGGCTTCAGGCAGCGCAGGAAGGCGGATACGCATTCGTAGATGATCCTTTAGCCAAAATTGGCGAAGGCTCTGAAGACGGAAGAGATTCTTTGGACACTAAGATATCCCGGGTGGTTGGAACGAAAGAAGATGGTTCGCCACTCAAAGCATATCTCATGGTCATAAATAAGTCTCTTTATGATGCAGACCAAGCAGAGAAAGACAGGCATTTAGATGAGATAGATGCTTCAATTAGGCGAGGAAATGTAGAAGGAGAAGTTGGACGAGACGGAAGATATATCCCAAGTTCCGGGATAAGTGTTGTTTCAAAAGTACAATAAATAAGGAGATTTAATTATGGCAAATGCACACAATTTTTGGGGTTTAAGACCCGTGAGGCATTTTGATGGAAGCCCTTGGAATGGGCAGACTTTAAGATGTTATGTTGCTGCTGGCGATGGCACTGCGATGTATATCGGCGATCCCGTTGCTCTTACTACTGAATCTGATGATATCGTTACAGATGGAAAAGCTATGAGCATAATGGCACCAGCAAATCTTACAGGTTCATTGATGCTTGGAGTCATTACGTCATGGGAGACCACTAAAGATTACGAGACGGTCTATCGTGTTGCATCCACTGCAAGATACTGTCAGGTTTGCTTGGCTAGTGACATAGTTTTTCGGATTAGGGGAGATGGTGCTGGAACACCTCTTAATACATGGCAGGGAATGAATGCTTCAATGGTGGCTGGTACATCCAGTACGGTGACAGGTCTTTCTGGTATCGGGCTTGGCGAAGCTAGTCCAGCAGCAACTCAAACTTTTCCTCTGGTACTTTTACATGTATCAGATGTTGAGGATAACGAATTAGCTGCCTATGCACAGTGGGATGTAATAATTAACACTCCCCAGCTATTGACTACGACATCAGGCCTATTCGTTGGAGTTTTAGCAACAACCTAATCAGAATTAACGGTTTGAATATATAGGAGGATAAATTATGGCTGGTGTAATAGCAACTGGCAATCATCCCGCAGCCTTCTGGCCAGGGGTCAAGGCATGGTGGGGTCGTCAGTATAATGAACACGCAGTTGAGTATACCGACCTTTTCGATATGGAGTCTTCCAATAGGTTATATGAGGAAGATGTCCAGGTCACTGGGTTCGGTATTGCTCCTGTAAAACGGCAAGGCAAAAGTGTCGATTACGACAGCGAGTCTCAAGGATTCACCACGCGCTATACCCATGTAACTTATGGCTTGGGTTATATCGTGACGATGGAAGAGTTGAGATTCAATATGTATCCTGTTGTGTCGAAACGGAGATCACAGGCCAACGCCTTTTCTATGAGGCAGACCAAGGAATTGGTAGCTGCCAATGTATATAACAGGTGTGTCACAGCTGGTTATACATATGGTGATGGTCAGGTTCTTGCGTATGCTTCACATCCGAGCAAGGCGGGAACATGGAGCAATATTCTGGCTCCTGCTGCCGACCTTTCGGAAACAGCAATAGAAGACATGATTATCATGATTATGGGTGCTACCAATGATCGTGGTCTGAAGATCAATCTTATGCCTCAATCTTTGCATGTCCACAGGAATGATTGGTTTGAGGCCAACCGGATTTTGAGGTCAACGCTTCAGAGTTGGACAGCCAACAATGCAGAAAATGTTCTGAAATCGACCAATGCGCTTCCGAAGGGCATCAAGGTAAACCATTATTTCACAGACACAAATGCATGGTTTATCAGGACCAATGCTCCACGGGGTATGATCGGCTATGACGCTATACCGATTGCGTTTACGCAGGACAATGATTTCGACACTGAGAACGCGAAGGCGAAGTCAATTGAGATGTATTCAATGGGATGCACAGATCCTCGCGGACTGTATACTAGCGTAGGCGCGTAATGCGATTTAACGGTGTGGGCTCTTTGTAATCGGGCTAAAGAGCCCATGTCATAACAGTGTTCCCAGGCCGAATCCGATTATCGGTGATCCGAAAGAGATGGGGCAAATAAAGGAGATTTGATTATGACAACTGTAACAGATGGGCTTTACCAATATGGAGGTATGCCCGTAGGAGCAAATTTGATGGGTGTCGGCAATGTCTATTATGTCTGTTATACAACTGACACGCAGGGGACAACTGTTTATGCTGATATGGTTCAGCGGTTTGGCGGGCAGAAGTATAAGAATGACCATTCCAATATACTCCATACTACAATTCAGTCTGCTCTGGATGCGACAGTGGAATGCAGGAATGACTATGTTATTCTTCAGCCTAAAAACATTGACTATGACATTGCCGCAGCATTGACCATGAGCAAGAAAACCGTTCATCTTATCTGTCCCGCTGGCCTGGGTTACGATATGGGATCTAACAATTCTTGCAGGATAGAAATGATTACCGATTCTCTTAATGTTATACAGGTTTCTGATTCAGGGATTGAGATAGCTGGTATTTATCTCAAGCCTGATTTGTCAGCTTCAGCATCTATAATAACATTGGCGGCTAACTCATACGGTCTGAACATACATCACAATTATTTTACGCTGAAAGCCTCTGTTGCTGCTGGGGCTGGTATTCTGGCTTCAGGTACAGGCGGAGCTTGGGGTCAAATTGTAAGAAATAAATTTGAATCTCAGCATTCCAGCGCTACCTACGGTACCGTTGTTCAGATACCATCCACGGCTACAGGAGCAGAAGTGAGTTATAATCACTTCAGTATCGGTAATACCTCTTGTGTGGCCACCCTAGTTATCCAAAATGGTGCGGTTCTAGGAAATACGAACTTCAATGTCTTTAGCACCTGTGGTGGAAACGCAGTTGCGAGTGGTGGTGAAATAGGACATTGCATCAGCATTGCAGCTACAGGAAATGCTATTGGCAACATGGGTGCAGTTGGTGATGGCGAGGTGGTAACTGGTGGAACGGCAAACCACTCATTCTGTGAGAATTATGATGGCAACAGTGGCGGTTCTCTTGATCCTGGTTCGTGATTACAGGCAATAATAATGCCATTCTATGCCTATAAATGCCCTGACCATGCCGAATTTGAGGTATGGCAGGGCATGAACGATGAACATCTGGCTCAATGTCCTGAATGTGGTGGGGATACGGTACAGATGCTTTATCCGTCTGCATTGCACAATTTGCCTAACTCGGATCAACGCATGGGCAAGACCAGAGAAGAATTATTTCAAAATCTAGGCAAAGAAGGTTGGGCAGACAGGGATATGTGGAAGGGTGATAAACAGTTTAGGGAAGAACATCCGATAGGAGGATAAAATGAGTAAAATGGATAAAATAGCAAAGAAAATGTATTTATGCCAACAGTGCGCAAAAGAATCGAAAGGAACCGAAATTCGCATAGACGAACAAGGCTATGAACATTGCCCTAAATGTGACGGTTTAGTTGTTGGCATAGATATGGTTGAACGGGAACGACGGGCAAAAGCGGCCAAAAAGGCTGCCAAAAAGTAAACGGTTGGCAGGAAATAAATTATAAAAGCGTCCCATTGTGGGACGTTCTTAAACAAGAACGCTTTTATAAGGAGAACAAATTATGAGCGCACCTAAACGCTTTCTAAATGGCATTGCCAGTGTATCATCTTCAGATCCACTAGGACAATTACCATATCTCGATCCCACAAAATGGGTCATGTATTATGAAGATTTTTGTGGGCCTATGTTCAACGCAGCTTCTCTCACCAGTGGCACAACAAACATAGGAGGACTTAGTTTCGTAGTCTCAACTAATACGACTGTGACATTAGAGACGGATGCCACAGATGCCCCCAATGGCTGCCTAAAATATATAACAACCGCAGCAGACAATGAGAGTTGTGTGATGACTACATTCTCAGGTGGATGGGCGATGACATCCGGCAAAAAGTTTCTCATGGAATCCAAATTTGAGATTACGGCTGCCACTATCGCATCATGTGAGCTTTTTATCGGGCTTACCGAACAGGAAGTCACTACAGCTTATTTTGCCTCTAATGGAAGTGCCCGAACCTTCGATGACGGTATCGGATGGTACAGCCCGGATGCGGATACGGATATTGATGTGATCTGCGGCGAGAATGATGTCTTTGACAACGTGACCGTGAAGGCAACCTATGTGACTGCCACATGGTACACAATGAGTATTTACTATGACGGTACGGATATCTACACATGGGTAGATGGCGTGGATTCAGGAAAACTAACTCCGGCTCAAATACCTGTATCAAAAGTGGGTCCATCTATTTATTTTAAGAGTGGTGCAGCAGCAATTCAGTCATTGCTGGTCGATTATCTATTCGTCGCTAAAGAGCGATAGGAGGGTAAATCATGGCCGATACTATATTTACCAAGTGGATTTATCCACCAAATTGGCATGGCGACCTTCCAGATAAAGGCGGGTGGAAAAAAGTACATATTATGCGTACCTGCCAAAGTGATGGTACCGGGGAAACAGATGCCATTGTCTTGACTATAGCAGATTTACGAACCACAGAAGGGAAGGTAGTCAAGAGAACCGTGATAGAAAGAATCAAGTGGCATACGGAAGCTTATACACGGATAGCACTAGAATGGGATAGGACACCTGATGAGCATATTTATACAATATCCGGTGATACAACCGGAGATATGGATTTCAGGAGTTCAGGCGGTCTCGTAGATCCAGGGGAGGCAGATATCGGGACAGGCAATATCCTAATTACCACTACTGGATATGATAGTGGTGACAATTACACCATCGAACTCGTTGTCAGACTAAAAGACCATTAAGGAGGTGAAGGCATGTCCTACATCTCCGGCGACCATAACGTAATCTGCGACAGGTGCGGACGCAAAAAACATCGTAGCCAATGCAGGAAAACATACGATGGTCTGATTGTCTGTGCCGATACCTGTTGGTTCCCAAAGCATCCGCAAGAGTCTGTTAAAGCCAGGGTTGACAAGCAATCTGTTTCCGATCCTCGCCCTGATCCCGGAGATGCCTTCAAAACCACTACTCTTTCAGCCGGCGCCTCTAAGGGTGACCTTACCATTACCGTTGCTTCCGTAACCAACATAGCTGACGGCGATAGCATAGGGATAGTTCTCGATTACTATGTTCTAAATGCTGGCGATCAGGTTCACTGGACTTTTGTAACCGCTGATCCTTCAGACAGCACGGTTACGTTGAAAGAGGCTTTGTCCGGAGATGCCGCTTCGGGAAATACAGTTTACATAACCGGGGACCACTTTTTAAGTACCAATGAGATAAGTTCAACAGATTTATAAGGAGAATAAAATGGCAAAAGGAAAACCATGCCCGGGTTCAAAAATCCGTAGCAAAGGGCAAGGACAAGGATTAGGCCGAGGTAAAGGCAAAGGGCCTCTCGGCGTTCCTATAAAACGTAAAAGGAGTAGGTAATGCCAGTAAAAGTGAAAAAAGTTAATGGTTATCGTGTAACTCACGGAAAAAAAGTGAGTGCGAAATCCACGACAAAGGTGAAAGCCCAAAGACAGGCGAATCTTTTACGTGCGGTAAGACATGGTTGGAAACCAACTGGTAAACCTGCACGGAATAAAAAGAGGTAGACAATGGCGGTCTCCGCATCAAGTGATTTTTCTGTCAACAGAGATGAACTCATATCTGCCGCAATGAGGATAGTAGGCATACTTGCCCCTGGGGATACTCCTTTGGCTGCCAGGGTAACTACTGCGAGTGAAGCTCTGAACATGATGATTAAATCCTGGCAGAGCGAGGGTATAGGATTGTGGCTTAACCAGACAGTGACCTTGCTGTTACAGGCGGATGATATTGATTATTCTCTGGGTCCGTCAGGAGACAATTGCTCATCTACCGTTGTAAAGACAGAGGTTGCCACTGCCGCGGCCGCGGCCGCTACTTCTATCGTGGTCGATTCGATTACAGGCATGACAGATGGCGACTATGTGGGAGTGGAGACCGATAATGGAGATATCCATTGGAGTACGATAACCGGAGATCCGGCTGATGCTACGTTTGTACTTACAACTGGCCTTGACTATGCCGCTGCCGTAGATAACCATGTTTACACCTATACCACTAAGATCCAAAGGCCTCTTGAGATAATAGAGGCAAGACTTGTCGATGCAGATGATAAGGAAAGACCTTTGGGAATTATCAGTAGGGCTAAATACATGGCTATAGCGAATAAGAATCTTGAGGGAACGCCTAATCAGATTTACGTTGATGCCCAGCTCACTGACATAGTGGTTTACGTCTGGCCTGAACCCAAT